AATTCTTCTATTGAAAAAGCCATTTAAATTTCTCCTACTTGTTAGAGTTTGTTGTATTTATACTATTTATTAGAAATTACCGATAACTTCGGAGAATTCTACACCAGTTCTAACAGCGATGAAATTCAACTGAATGAAGTTGATTGAACGTGCAGGCTTGATGTAGATATCACCAACAAACTCGTTACGATCAATTACTTCAGGTGTGTTGTTTGTTTCATCACACACTACTGCGAAGTCGTATACACCACGACCTGCTTTTACTTCACGCAGGAATGGCTCTACTGTATTCACGAACTGCGCTCTGGTGAATTCATCGTTGAATTCAAAGAGGCTGTACTTAGCGGCAGTAGCAATGGCTTTCTCAAGAACAATAAACAATCTTCGAACGTTGATTCGGTCGAATGCAGAAGGCTTCTTCAAGCCAGTCTTGTCACCGAACAGAATAACGCCTTCACCCTTGAAGCGAACTACAGGGTTAACGCCATTCTTGTAGAGCAAATCGCGCTCTGCTTTCTTGGGATTCCAAGCAAGTTTAACAACATTCTTAATCTGACCACGGTTGAAGCCAGCAGGTGACCACCAAGGATCACGCTCATCGTCTGTACGTACACAAAGACCAGCGATATCGCCGTTGAGAGGTACCCAACGATACAAATCACCGTACTTGTCGTAGGTGTACTTGTAGCCGCTGTCGATTACAACGTAAGAAGAAGAAGACAGAGAGTTTCTGAAAGCTACAACATCAAGTTCTTCATCGCCGCCAGCGTTATTTACAACGTCAGCTTTCTCAGGTGAAGTGAAGAGTACACAATCTTTACGATGCTCAACGATATTATCAATCAACCACTGAGTCATTTGAGTGCCGTTCGTGCCGTCACGAGACTTACCGTTCAGAACGAGAGAGATATCGATCTCTTCAGAATCTCTGAATACAGTGTATGCATCGATCAAGTTCGCGAAAGGAGTAGAACTCTCACCAGAGAGATCACGACCACCAACAAATGACTTGCTGTAAGGAACATTCGCGGCCGTGCCTGCGGCTACAAGATCAGTTGCTTCTGCTTCTGTCAGACCAGAAACATTACCACCGCCGTACCAGATGAAGTTAGAAGACTGATTCAATACGTCTTTAACATACTTGGTGCCGCCATCTTCGCCTTTGCCGTCAGTTGCGCGTGAAAGCTGTTGCCATACTTCAAGAATAGTGCCAGGAGTACCCGTGACAACACCGTCTTCGTCTACAACAACTACGTGCATTTCGTCATTAACAGCAGAATTTTTAATCGCTTGATAGTTCGACTGACCAGGAGCGCCTTCTACAAGATCCCAATACTGCCACTTTCTACCGATAGTAGAAGTAGTGGTAAATGCTGTACCAAGTGTATATCTTTCAGTGAAAGAAAGTGTTACAGTTGAATCAGCGCCATCTGAAGCTGGCGTGCCGATTGCACTAATTTCAAGATAAACTTTACCAATTGAACTGTTACCAGCTTCAACGATATCGCCTACAGAAAATTGTGTTGTGAATTCAGTACAAACAGCTTGCGTGTCTTCTGAGGTTGCTACGGCACCACCGCCGCCCGCCACAGTAAGTGTTGCTGTGTTAGATCCAATTGAGAAAGCAAGTGAAGGAATTTCAATGTCTGCTTTGCTCAGAGAAGGAATCAAATCGCCATTGGCATATGTTGCAGTATCTTCAAGAGTAGCCATAGAAATTGACTGCTCAAATGCAGTTGTAGTACCACAAACAGATACTTTCAAAGAGTTACCGATTGCGCCAGGATAACGTGCAATGAACTGTACGTCTGATTCAAAACCGGCTCCAGCACTTTCGTAATCATCTTCGTTTGTTACAACGTGATTTGTAAGATTTGCAAAGCCAGAGTTGGCAATTGCGCTAAATTGAAGTTCAGGATCGAAAATCTGAATTTCACGAGAACCAGTGACAGTAGCACCATCAGCGATTGTCATTACTACTACAGTGTTCGAAACATTTTCTGTAACTGTATCTACAGTAGCGCCAGCAGGTATGCCGTCACCGAAGATGACATCGCCTGAAGCAAGACCGAGACTAATAGATTCGATAGTAAGTGTAGTATTGCCAGTTTCCAAGATAGCTGTCGCTTTTACGTGATCGCCAGCTTTTGCGTCTTGGTGGGCTCGGCTAACATACAAACTATTACCGTATGAAAGAAAAGATTGTGCAGTGAACCAAGTCTCTGCGTTTAGATTTGTAGGCTTGCCGTAACGTGCTACGAGTTCATCTTCGTTGGTGACGAGGGTTTCTGTGTTACAAGGTCCCCATCTAAAAACACCGCCAATTGCTCCGTCGGTAGTCGCTACCGCAGGAATAACTGTTGTCAAATCGATCTCAGTTACATTTACGCCTGGGCTTAATTGAAAAGGCATGTTAACTCTCCTATATTGATATATTGGTTGTTCAACTACTATTATTTATAATTTTTTCATTTTTAGAAATTCACATTTTTCCATCCATCATGATCAACAGATAGAAAACTGTCGCCTTTAGTTGAAACAACAGGATTTTCTTCATAGTGATCAGTACCAGTGTCTATAATTCCAAAAGGAACAAGTTCCTCCATCATTCTGTCTTCACTGATCTCTTTCAGTTGACTTACAGTATTTATATCAGTTAGTTCTTTAAAAAATTTCTGATTACTTAACCAACCAAAGAGAACAAGACCCATAACAAGATCATCATGATTTCCAGGTTCAGCTTCCCACGATGTTCCTTTCTTGCTGAACGTAGAAAATTCTCTTATAGTTTCAAAGTCATTGATGATTAATTGATTCTGTTCTACTAGTAATTTTATCATAGAACAGCCAATAGACTTGACTGACTTTGTTGTTCTAATTCCAAGATCAGCTTTTCCTGCAAATCCAGCCATACCTGAAATTAGTCTTTTGCCGCCTCTGCCTGAATTTTCAGTCAAAAGCATATTCTCATACTCTAATTCTTCGAATAATATACTACCAACTTGCTCGCCTATGTCATTCACTTCAACCATGATTGCCGCTTCATTATAATATTTTGCTGTTCGCATAATCACAGTGGCATAATCTACAGGCGTAATCATATTATTTCTATATGTACAAACTTGATTGTAAGGCATTTTTGATGTATCGATTACATGAAATGCAGAATAATCTAAACCCTTACCACGCGATACGTCTACCATGATTACATAGTTACGTGTTGGATCTGGCTCTTCATAAATTGTAATGCTGTCTACAGTTTTCACTGGTTCTTTATATACGAGTTGCTTGAGTTTCCAACCAGAGATGAGTGTACCAGATGAGCCAAGAAATTCACATTCCATTTCCTGTGCGAACTTTTCAGTGTCAAAGTCCATCGCGGCGAGCGTTTCTTGTCTCCATGCCTCGTCTCGACCAGGAACATCATGCCACAATACTTGCACAAACTGATATCCATTTTTACCAGATTTTGCTCCTTCACATGTTTTGTAGAAGTGATTCAATCCATTCGGAGTAGATGTGAGTAGAATTTTTGTTGTGGTACCAGATGAAATAGTAGGAAATACTGAAGCAAAGAACTCATCCCAGTTTTCTACGAACGCTGTCTCATCGATGTAAAGGAATGATACAGACTTACCACGAATGGCAGATGATGATGTCGCGGCTGCAATAATCTTACAGCCATTCTCAAATTCGACAGAGCCTTTGTTCCATTCTACGACTCCTTGTTGCATCCACTTCGGAAGTGCCTCGTAAGCCGTTTTAATGCGGTCGAGAATTTCCCGGGCAGCGTCTCCTTTATTTGCAAGAAGAGCAACAAGTTTGTGATCATTAAACAAAACATAATGAAGGATAAGGCATACAGCAGTCGTTGTTTTACCAGCCTGACGCGATGTAACGACACATGTTCTCCTATTTTCTGTTGTCTTTCTAATAATTTCTTTTTGATAATCATAACAAGTAATGGGAATCAAACCATGATCTACGTGTACAATTTGAATATATTTTTCTGAGAAATAAATTGGATCTTTAGCACACTTGATGAACTCTTGGACCATCTCTTGAGTCCAATCAATCTGTACACCTTTTCTTTTGAGGTTTATATTGCCAAGATATGATTTATAATTTTCAATATCATTTATCATTTTTCGTATCCAAATTTTTCAAAATCTTCATTTGCAAATTCAATTATTTTTTCTCTTCTCGACTCATTATACATATCTTTCCATTTAGGTGTTGGCTTATTATTAATAGCCGTCATGTTTTCATGTCTTAATGGAAATTTTACATCGGATTTATAAAAAGGTAATTTTTTTAAATCGTCTTCTAATGATTCTAAATGCAACACATGATAACTTTTTTCGTCACTCATATAATCCGTTTGCGAAGACCATAACATAGAAGTATGATTATTTTCAATGGAATTTAAAAAATCTAAAAATTGATCAAAGTTATAACTAATCGAATAACCAGGTAAATCTATTTTCTCACCTCTCTGTTGTAATTCACGAATTATTTTTCTTGTGAAAAAATACATGCTCACTGCTCGCTCGTACGGATCTCTAACAGAAGCAATTTTTATAAAATCTTCTTTGCCTTTTGGCGCGACACGATTGTGCTTTATTCTGCCCTGTTTGCCTGAAATAAAGCTAAGAGGAGAAACGGAATAGTAACCATTATAATTTTTTCTAAAATAATTATCTAAAGACACGGATCCTGTTTTAGGAATATCATAATATACAAACTTATATTCATCCGATACTATCATTCTTCGTCTCTGTTCATTAGTTTAAGTAACTCACTCGTTGAACCCACAAACAAATTATTATTGGTGACTGTCTTATCGGCCTCTTTCACATCGTCTTTCTGTAGCTTCTGTTTTTTCTCATGCATGTCAAGCAAGTCTTTATTTAGCTCGCCCATTGTTTTGATTAGTCCAGCCAGAACTTCATATGACCTAGGATGTTGTGACTGATCAGCGATTGCAGATAGTTCATCAATTGCGCCGTGTCCTTT